GGTTCAGATCGTTCGTCTTTTCAGCAAGAGCCTTGGTAATTTTTACCGTCTCCAAAATTACAGCGGCCTTTTGCTCGTCGTAATCTTTTTGAACTTCTTTCTTGCTGAAAAGTTGCATAAGACTTCTATTAAGTTGTTACGCCTTCAAACTCTTCTGACTGCTTCACCCCTACAACTGCTTTAGGTGGACGTCCCATACGTTTCTTTGGGACCGAAACCTCATCTACAACTGGAGCCGGCAGAGCCACACCAGCTAACGATGAAGGAATCGTCAGAGCTTTCATTGTGTACTGTTCAACCAAATTGGGGTGGCGTGTGTCCCAAATTTGCGTTTTACCTTTTCGAGCCAAGCGTGGATTGCTTTTCAGACCAATATAATGAATAGCGATATCACGAGCAAAGTGTCGTGGAATACTTTCGTTCAAGAGCAAACGGCCCATCTCGTCATCATCATCGGAATCGATTGAAACGCGATAGACGCAACCTGCCTTAAACGTGTAGTTACGACTGTCCCATTTACCGGTGAAATCGTGATCCATGTAGTTATAGACCACTTGATTTTTAGGATAGACAGGACGAGCTTGTTTCTTTCCATTTACCATGGTTGTTGCAACGGTCGGTGATTGACCGCTCATTTTATTCATGGCTTCGGCAACTTGCTTTTGAATCTCGGCATTCATTTCTTGAGGTGTCATATTATTCCCTGAATAATCTCCCGATGTTAGCAAGGTGGCAGGGATGCGGGACATCCTTTTCGAGGATCAGTCTAGCCACCTTGTATTTCCTTCTTGAGAACTAGCTCAAGTTGAGGAAAGCCATTTGATAATCTGTCGAGGTAAGCGTCTGCATGGCGTAGCCGACGTTTACGAGCGTGGAAGCCCATGTCTTCAGCGCACCTGCAGTCGCACCGGAAGGAGCAAGAGCAAGACCAACGGCTGTGCTGGAATCGTTCAACACGTTGCATGGTCCTTTAACCTGCAACCAACCGTAGTAAAGTTGAGTGCCAACTACAGAAGCCGAGAGAGGATAAATACACACACCTGCTGGAATGCCAGTAGCGGTCGTTGGGGAAACAATCGTGCCCGAGAATGGGTTCAAGATCATATCGACAACCGAACTAGCTGTAATCGCAACTTGCAAAGGATCAGCCAGCGTCAAGACAACAGTGGTTGAGAGAGCAGCCGCTGGATGAGAAGCGATCTTGTAGGAGTAACCTTGACCTGGTGCCGAGATGACGGACAAGAAACCTTCCGAATATTGGTTGGCAGTAATCGCGTTCGTACCACCAAGAGCAACGCTCACCTGTGTAGCGCCGATTGCGGCCGCGACTGGTGTCAAACCTTGTTCGGTCGTTACCTGAACAGGGCCTTGTTGAAGTTTGCCTGGAATACTCGCTACGGTGCCATTTTGGCAATAACGAAATTCCGAACCGTTGTTTGAATACATCTTGGTGCCAAGGGCAACAAGTTCTGTAAGGTCTTGGTTGAATGGGCCGTTAGATGGCGCGGTCAACGCGGGACCTGTGAAAGCTGTAGCTGGAGCAATAGCCATAAAATAAACTTTTGTGTGAATTAGGAAATTGGAGTAGCGAGCGTTCCTGAACCGTAGATCGTTCCCGTTACAAACCACTGGGTCGTAGAGAGGCCGATATAGGTTAAGATCGTACCGATCAAACCACCAGTGGTTGTACCGCTCATGGTAATTGTCGAGTTTGATGTACCGTTGGCCGCGAAACCAGCCGGAGATGCTGTGGCGATGCTAAGCACCTCAACGGCACCCAAAATGAATTGGGAACCGGTCGCGAAAGTTGCGACGGAATCACCAACCGATGTGACCGAGGTGGTAACCAGGAAAGTAAACTCGAGACCTTTCGCTGCTGTCGGCAGGACGTATGCCTTTCCAGCAGCAGTATCAAACAGGAAGATTTGACCGCTTTGAGCAGCCGTGAGAGCCAAGCCGGCGGCTGAACCATTAACGGCGTATGTGCCCTGAGTGGTACCATTGATAGTTGTGCCAGCAGGAAGTTTTACGCTTGTAACAGTTGAGAAATCTACTAACGAACCAGTGCTCGTAATAGTACCGGTCGTTGTAGCATTCTTGGCCGTGTTCCAACCGTCCCACATTCCAGGAGGTAAGACGTTTTCTGTTAATAGAGACATAGCGAAGTTGTTATGCGCCTTGCGCTATGAATTAGATACCTGCCGAGATCGCGTTGAGCTGGGCGTTATAACGTGGGTTTTTGTAGATCATGTTACCCGCAAGCACTGTGAAACCGGACATAATCATCTGGTTTACAGGGCGTACAAATTCAGTCCAGTGGAAACCGTATTCACGAGCCAATTCTGGGTCTGGTTCACCATCCATGATATCGGCTTCGGCAAACTTCACTGGCTTACCTTCTGGCCATTCTGGGAGATATTGAAACTCCATCGACATGTCGTTGATAAACCACATGACGTTCGCAGGAGCGATCATATCAGCCCATACTGACGCATTGTTGAATTGCAACGCTTTGGTACCACCAAGGCCCAAGTTATAGCTGCGTCCCGCGGCGTTCGTTGGGACTTCAAAACGCATGATAGGATCAAGCAACTGTTGATAATCCGTGCGCACGGCTGTCGTGGTAAAGATATGATTTACCATTTCGACACCCTGCCAGGTGCTGTCGTAGGTCGAATACATCTGGGCAAGCGTCAATTTGTTGAGAGTCGCAGCGTTTACCGTCGCATCCAATGCTGGATATGTAGCGCGGGATTGTCCACCGATTGTTGCAACCGTGTTACCGTTATCAACACCAGCAGCAAGACCAAGCAAATCTTGACCGTTAGAACCTGCGGCATAGAATTGCGTACCAACAAGCTGCGTCAAGTCGCGTGTATCGGAACCGATCTGGCGCTCAATCAGGTTAGCCACTTCACCTTCTGTTTGGTTCAGGGCTACATCTGTGTAGTTGAGCGTGGTTGCTTGATATAAGAACGCACATTGATAGATAAGTTTGATCGTGTTATCAACTTGCGAGTTGCTCAAAAGCTGGGCGCCAACGAACGAACCTTGGTTGGTATTTTCAGTCCACTTGAAAGCATAGGCGGCTTGCGAACCTTTCCAGGTCGAGGCTGCACCTTTAGAAATAAAGTGACCGGCGGCAATGTTTCCGACAAGGGCACCTTCAATCAAGCGTTGATAAAGGAACTCGAGTGTCGAATCTGAGACTTTGTTTGTCAAAGCCATAAAGTTTTAATTAACTATCTCTGTGATTTAAGAAATTGAGTGAGAGACATATTTCGTACTTGATCTCGTGACAGGAGATTTGGTTTTGGGGATCGTGAAACGACACCCGAACCAGCCATCTTTTTTGCCACTTCGCGGGAAGGATTTACTTTAGGTACAGTCGCTTCCTGACGCGTTGCCATGTAGATAGCGAAAGCCTTATCTAAATCGGGAATACGATGACCAAATTCGTTAGGTGATTCCGTGAGTAGATTTGCTGTTTCAATGATCTTTTTGATCTGCTTAAAATCAGCATTCTTGTCACCATCAGTGAATTTGATACCTGTTTTTTCTTCCCATTCCTTAGTTTTTTCAGCTTGTAATTCTCGGAATTGAGACAATGATTTTTGTTCATTGGTCTTTTCTTGAATCTCTTGCTGATGTTCAGCTTCCCTAATTTCTTTAGCTTTTGATGTGATCAGCTTGTTGAGTGAATCAACAGCTTTTGGATCTTTGCCAACGAGATACTCGGCATCGGGGTCTACGGCAGTCGGCTGTGCTGCCTTAGCACTTTCTGCCAGTTTAGCCTCTAAGTCGGCGATCTTACTTTCAAGAGCTTTGAAGCGAGGGCGTTGATGGTAAGGAATCTTCTCTTTTGGTTCCACTTCTTCTTTAGTTTGTACGTTGTCCGCGACTTCTGATTCAACAACAGGTTCTGAAACCACTTCCTCGGTCTTTTCAGGCTCTGGTTGTGGTTCTTCTTTTGATGGCTTCAAGCTTTCAAAACCATCACTTAACATGTTGTTATTTATTAAATGCGCTGCAATCGAATCTTTCATATAATGGATTCAGCCTTTCGGCCTCATTTAATGACTTACGCAGTGCTGTTCTTTAATGTCTACAACTCGAGGAAAAGACATGATTTGTTACTCTGCTGGCTCCTCTTCTTCGTCTCCTTCTGAATATTCATCAGGATCACAAACTTTGAGGTCTTCCATCATTCCATCAAGGCATTCTTCCCAATCCATCTCGCCCTCTGCGTATTCTTCCAAATGTTCTTCAATGATTGATTTGACGAGCTTCAGGCCTTTTTCCCGCTGTTCACTAGACAGCATCTCTTTGACGATCTTTGAACCAGTCTTTTTCTCAACGCCCTTAAGAGCTTCTAAATAGTCTTTCCGTTCTTCGCTATCTGCGAAATAAGGTGTCATATTTTAGGTTATTGAATAGGCGGCATTGGGACTGGTGCGGCAGGTCCTGGAGGGCCAGGTGGCGCTGGGGGTGGACCAGGCGGTGCAGCAGGTGGAGGTGGAGCTGCTGGCTGTTGTGGTGCTGCGGGCGCAGGAGCCTGTTGAGGAGCCATGGCTTGCTGTAACGCTTGCATGGCTTCTGGTGAAAGCGTCGTATACGCTTGCATATAGGCCATGGGGTTTATCTTGAGCAACATGGCTGCCCCTGCGGTTGCTTTTGGATCGGGATATTCAAGGCGTTCAAGTTCCGTAACAATGTCTATAGACCCAGAGCCAAATAGATCAACTGCTTCGTTGCGTCGCATCAAAGGATTGCGTGGGAGCATTGAGCCCTCTTCAACAGTGATGTTCAAAATCTTAGTCAAATCAGTCTTTGCAACACCCTCTTCATTTGGCTCATCTTGATAGACGTACATCATCTGTGCCATGTAGTTGAAAACGAAATCGACCATTTGCTCGATCTGTTCAACGACAGGAGCCGAGCGCGATGTGTCGTCTTGGTTTTTAATGATCTGACCACGCACTGATTCTTCGGAAGCAGTACCGGAAGGCGTAACACCACGAATCCCGAAGATGTTCTGAATCTCTAAACGTTTATCTTGAATATCCTCGACGATATACGCTGGTAACGCAGGAGCTTGAAATCGCTGCACAACCTTTGTAATGTCGTCACCTGGTGCCCTGATAGCTCCACCACGTTTTAACGCAGCTACGGCTTGTGTAGCTTGATCCTGATCCATCTTGTTAGAGAATACCCAACCGTTATTTGAATCGTCGGCATTCTTGTCGATCTGTTTGGTGCGCTTGTTTAACAAGTCTTGCATCGAGATTGATTGTTCAATGAACGAAGTGAAGTCAAACGGTCGCTCACCATCATTGAAGAACCACATGAAGCTAAATGGCATTTCAGGATGAATGAAATGGTTAGCTCCAAGAACTTGTTGTGTCTCGCCAGTCTCCTCTCCATCATCACCTTTAATTGGTTCATCGTAACCATAATTCCAGTGAGGATTCTTATTCTTATCCAAGATATGCCCGCGCATCTCCCAAAAGACATATTCAGAAGTCCACCACTCACGAAAGCCTAGTACGGTACCTAATTTTCCACCGCATGCACGTGTGAGCCATTCCTTCTGCTCTGGGAAACGCACGATCAGGTTTTCACCTGAATCAAACACGTATTGACCGATGTAACGACCTGTAAACTTGCCACCATCAAACGTTCCTTTAGGATCAATAATAAGTTTCTTTGGATCAACCTTTTCAACGTTGATTGATAAAGTCTTTTGATTCCACGTAACTTTTAGCACTCCGAGTAAGTCAATCAACCAGTCTCGCACCGCGGACCGGACTTTAACGCGTAAATGTACTTTGTCTGATACGTCTTCAAGACTACGACCTACAGCGTCGGCTAAAGCAATACCTGTATCTGTATCATCAGTCTCTACGTTTGGTTCAGGGTCTTCACGGGCTACCATCGGTAACAACGTTTCAACGGCTTGGAAGATTGCGTTATCTACAATTCCATACCCATCACCATTGCCTGTGTGACCATTGCTCATTCCGTAATGTTCACCTTTGTAGTATTTGAAGTTCCTTGAAGAACGCATCTTTACTTCCGCGTAGTAACCAGCAAACTCAGAAGTCCATGTAGAAGTGAGTGTTGATAACTCCTCGTCAGTCATCTCCAAACTAAGAACATCCTCGGGTGAGGTGATGCGCCCTTCTGTTTGGTTATCAATAGCTTTCTTTGTTTTGTTGAAAGGTGCGAAAAGACCACCCACTTGGTCAATAATGCCCTTAAGTGCAGGGTTGATTCCACCTGTCTCTGATCGTTTGCGACCGATGCCTGAAGCCATACAAAAAAGGCGACAAAGAATGAATCTTGTCGCCCCTCTCGTTACAAGCTAGGGCTTTCTAGCTAGAATTAAACACTAAACTTTTGGATGTGTCAAATATAAATGTTTCTCGCATTTAGAATAGTTACCCAAATCATCAAAGTGAGCGACAAAACTTCCCTGTGTCATATCAAATAATCCGTCCTGCGCGAAAGCAATGATCTTATCAAAATGCATATCACAATAAGCGTGAAATGCTTCTGAACTAGATGTCACGCCAATCCCTGTCCCGTTCAGGACGACGGTTATTGATCCCAACCCAAGAGGTTTTTCCATCATAAGATGTTATTGGCGCTTGAGGGATTGAATTCCAATCAAACGCATTAGGATCAACAAAGTTTCCGCCGTCTTTGAATCCAAACTTGTCCATTCCCACGCGAAAATAGACGAGTGCGTGGACGAGGTGATCTGGCCCGTTTCGTTGCCATACATATTGCTTTACACCTAACTTATCCTCTTCTTCTGTTCGGTAAATGTTAGCAAAGTGCAGCCAAACTTGTTGCCAGTCCTCTCGTGTGCCGTAGATCGGAATGCGCTTGGCACTAAACTCATCAATCAACATCTGAATCGTCCTGTTGCGGTCTACAACTACTTTGCCGTACTCGCTTCCTTCTCCCCATTGAATGAGCTGTTGGGTTTTTCTGTCTCGCCTGTAGTAAGTGAGAAACACGCGGCCATTATATCGCTCTTGCAACTCTCTAATGCCGATAAGGTCGCCTCCCTGATCGCTAACCAGGATAGATTTAGGCCAGCGTTTGAGGAGCCGTTCAAGCTCATCATAAGACTCGCAAGATCCCCAATGGAACACTCCGTCTTTATTTCCACAGACGTACCAAATTGGGAGTCCGGTATCAACACCAATAACAACGGGATCTTCTTCGGTGTGTTGCTCATAATCCTTAAGGTTTTGGAAAAGCTTATCCTCAGTCATCTTGCTGCCGCTTCCAACGAACGGTTGGCCTAAGACGAAGTTGCTAAAATTCTCGGCTGTCATCGTCCTGTGGGCTTCAATGATCTCTGCCGCACTTACCGAAGGAACCATGAGCTGGCTGATCCAGTAACCACTATATTTTGGCTTTACTTCAAATTTTCTGGCATGCCACTCTCCGTGACGTCTATCGTTATCTGATATTTCTTGCCCACAAGCTGCACATATAAATCTTTTCTGTTGTTGATCCACGTTATTTGGCCATTGAAGAAACTGTTGCTTTTTGCAAAATCCACAAGTAACAAACCAATGCTTTTGATCGCTTTCCTGCCAGAATCTATGAACTCCGTTTCCTTCAAAAGAAGGGTTACTAAATCGCCATTGCCACTTCTTTTTCGAGTGTTGGAGGCGCGAGACATATTGGTCAATTACGGGTTGATTAGACCGATCTTCTTCATCGTGAATGTTTAGATCGCTTGAGAATGATAGGGCTGCGCGTTCAGTCCAGGTACCACGCAAGTAGACTGTATTTTGTCCTATACGCTTCTGTTCAACACTGTCCTTATCTCCGCTTATCCAACTCTGTAAAACAGGATTTTCATTGACAATAGGATCGAGTTTACCGCTCACCAGATCATGCGCATCAGTAACTGTAGGCATTGTATATACTGCGTTGATTCCAAAGTTCTTTACTGCCCACAACATCTTGAGAAGAAACGTTGTCGTCTTACCACACTGGGCAGCTGCTAGAACAACTTGGAAGGGTGACCAGTCTTTCAGGATGTCCCAAAGATAAGGGTGTTCATTTAGATCAAAAGGCTTACCATTCTCTGTCTTGATTTGGTTTGAGTTTATCCAGGCGATAATACTTTGATTTTCAGCATCTTTGAGATTCATTGGCTCATCATCTCATTACGTCTCTTAATAGTTGAGCGTTTAGGATCGAAATTCGGATTGTTTATTGCATGCTGAAACTTCTCATGCGTACCAATCTCCCAATCAGCATGTCGTGTTTCCTTCTCAATCCTGCGCTCATGCTCTTGTTCTGCCTTAGTCTTCACACCATAGCCGTAAATCATTCGATAGATTGGTTCTGTTAGACCTTGTGGCTGACAGAAGCTCCTCAAATGTGAACGCCAGTAGCGAGACTTCCAACCTCGTGCCTTGTTAATGTCGTCGAGCAAGAAACTATCCTTGTGACCACAATAAATACATACCTCAAGTTGCTCACGTTGGTTGCTGTGGCGAACTCGAAACATGTGTAACTTCGCCGACCGGCAACGCGCTTCCTGTGGGACTAACATAATTAGGATCAACAGGTGTTGAGTTAAAAATGTGCTCACCAATCGTTTCTTCCGGTGGTGGTTCTACAATCGTAAACTTATCGGAACTCAAAGTACGATCCGTTAAATGAGCAATCGCGTGTTCGACAGCTTTACTGGCTACTTTACCAACCGTTGTCTCAGTATTTCTGTGCCACGTCTCACCAACAAGAATACCCGTAATGAATCCTAAGATTGCGGTTGCGGCGGGGGTGAGCCAATCCATATTATTCAATTCCAAACGCTTTGCTCATCTCTGCGATGAACGGACGTGGATTAACAGGAGTACGTGACTTAACACCATCGACAACAGTCTCTTGGGTGAAGTCGTTGAATACTTCTGCTCCTAGCTTTTCAACGAAGCTCTTAACAAGATCATATTTATCATCAGCTAACTCGACGGAAGCTTTGGCCTTCTCTTCTGTGAATTCAGCGTTGATCTCTGATTGAAACTGTTCAAGCTGTTCAGTGGTGTATTTCTCACCGTCGGCTAAGACATGGTCCGCGTCCCATTTCGTTTTGAATTCGTACATTGATTCCACAAGGTCTTTACTCTTGGTTTGAGCAGCAAACATCAACTCATCACCAATCTTGTCTAAACGATTGATAGAACGCACAGCATCTCCCCCTAAGACGGCTACTTTGCGCGTATCAAATGATTTTACAGCTTGTCCTAGAACACTTAATGAATTGGCGGTCAATGAGATTGTTTTCATATTATTTTATGCTTTCACTTCCGATTTAGTTTCTATCATTGCTACCTCTGTGAGCAGAACCATGATGGCAATGTTCACAGCGTTTTCTAGTGCACACCGGCTCACCTTCACCGGATCAATTACGCCAGATTTCATCAAGTCTTCATACTTGTCGGCTTGAGCGTTATAGCCATGGTTTGGCTTTACTTTGCTTAACACTACATCTCCCGATTGGCCGGCGTTCTCGGCGATGGCCTTTATAGGCTCATTGAGTGCGTTGAGAAGGATTGTGTGTCCCAAACCTTCGTCTTTGTCTGGTGTTTGAAAGCTCTCAAAGATTGAGCGGCCAGCTTCGATTAGTGCCATACCACCACCAGGCACAATCCCTTCTTCCATAGCTGCCTTACATGCGTTAATTGCGTCCTCGAATTGAAATTTACGTTCGGCTGTGTTGGTTTGTGTTGCGCCTCCAACACGAATGATAGCTACGCCACCAGTAAGGCGAGCTTTACGTTGCTTCAAACAGTCTTTATCAAATTGTTCCTTGGCAAACATCTCTTCAACTTCGATGGCTTTAACTGCTTCGTCGATCTTTTCTTTGGGACAATCAGCCACGATGGATGTGAACATCTGATCGGCCGTTACCTTACGAGCAGTACCGAGTTGATCTAGTTCTAATTTATCAATAGCCAAACCGCTTTCAATACTTACAAAGGTGCCACCTGTAAGCGTACAGATATCTCTAAGCATGCCCGCTTTATTCTTACCAAACGAAGGCATACGAACCACAAGAGCGTTGAAGACGCCTTTAGTCCTAGTATAAATAATACTTTGCAATACTCCTGGATCAATATCCTCACAGAAGATCACCAATTCGGTCTTGCCACTCTTGCCGAGCTTATCGAACAGTGGGCCAATCTCAAAGATCGAATTGATGCGCTTATCGGTTGCCAACACATGGACATTTTGCATCTCACAGGTACCACGTTTAGGATCAGTGACCATGTATGGTGAAAGAAAGCCCATATCAATCTTCATCCCTTCTGCGTATTCAACAGTGGTCTTAAAACCTGTCCCATCATCGAGTGTAACGACACCATCCTTACCAACACGATTCATCACATCAGCAATAAGTTGACCAAGTTCTTTGTCGTTGGAGCTGATCGAGGCAACGTTAATCAAGTCTTCTGGCGTGCAAGGTACAGCTAAGGCTTTTAACGCGTCCACGGCAGCTTTAAGACCGGCTTCGAGTCCACGACGCAAGGCTTGGGGATTAGCCCCAGCAGTGACGTTTTTAAGACCTTCTGATACGAGGGCTTGAGCGAGAACAGTTGCGGTGGTAGTTCCGTCACCTGCGTCGATGTTAGTCCGGCTTGCAACCTGTCGTACAAGATCCGCGCCAAGATTCTCGAACGGATCAGCGAGGCCGATGTTTCTGGCAACTGTAACGCCGTCTTTGGTGGACATTGGGCCATACTGTGTTTCTATGAGAGCTAAGCGGCCCTTAGGACCAAGCGTAACTTTGACTGCATCGGCGAGCTTATCAATACCAGCCTTGATCGACTGACGGGCTGCTTCGCCATATTTAAGTTCTTGTGGTTTTACCAGTGGCATACTAGCTCAATTTAATAGCAATAACGTCTTGTTCCGTGAGGACAAGATAGATCACACCTTCTACTTCAATTTCGTCCGGCGAGTAGCGTCTAAAGTAAACCTTGTCCCCAACCTTCACCAATGAACCGTCATCACTCACAGCTATCACCTCACCAAGCTCTGTGCGCTCACTGGATGCGCTAGGAGCAGCTTGAAGAATACTTGTGCTAAGTTCTTCACGTTTGATCGGTGCAACGATTATGTGCCCGTTTAGTGGCTTAAGCTTGTCTTGTAAATCCTTCGGTGAGCCCATTATAGCCATAGTCCCGCTATGAAAATAATTAGTAATCCACGATCACTTGATCATGGTTTTCTTTAACACATCTTCAAGTTTTGCAAGAGCCGCTAAGACTTCCGGTGTCTGTTCCACGTTGCTAGTTTTGATTTGTCCCGAGTGTTCTGTTTCTGATTTATCGTGGTAGCCATGCTTGCCCAAAACGAGCTTGGCGATGTTGGCGTTGTAGTTGCCGGCGAGTCCATGATCTATCAACTTTTCCTGCTGTTTTTGGTTTAATTCATCTAATACGTCGGAAAATTCAGGGTGAACCTTTGCCCATTCGTAGAGCGTGTCTATGTTCACTCCCAGCCAATTTGCCATGCCAGGAGCCTTTGGTAAGTTTACTATTGGAACCGGTCCGCCTAACTTGTCTTTACAATTAACAATATACTCCCGCGCCATACGGCAAGTTTCTTTATTAAACAGTGTTGGCCTTCCTGCTGGCATAATATTTATTCATTTTTTATAAATGATCCTTGTGACAGCGGACGCGCATAGGCTACTTAAAACGAAGACTTTCATATAATAGATTCAAGCTCCGTATCCACTACGTTTCGGTGGTTTAATTTCTCCTGTACAGATACCGTGTGAAGGTCAAGTAGATTCCTAGATTAGAAAGTACAAATAACCATTCACACAGTGTCTCTAAAGACGAATCAGGCTAGGAGGGGCAAGTCAGTTCGAGGACATTATCCATGTGACAATGTGATTGCTTGCCCGCGTGTTGCCTGTACGCTCTCTATCGTGAGTAGCTGGACGATACCAGTGATGGTATGTGGTTAGGTTAGCACAAAAAAGTTGAATTGTCAATTATACAAATTGTATTTTCTTATTGAGCTTAATTGACTCTAGCATAAACTTCGCATTTTTCGCTTCGGGGTTTTCGTCGCAGTAATCCTGCAAACCTTTCATAATTCCTTTGCGAGCCGCATCGCTTTTGTAAATCGTACTGTTAATTGTTTCTCCAGTAATCCCAGTAAATTCTTTAGCTGTTTCTACAGGCCGCTTGTCGGGGTAGCGTTCGTAATACTGCTGGATGGTTAAAATCTCAGCAATGGCTGAACCTTTTATTTTCTGGCCATCGAATGTTTCAAACCATTGATCGGCATGGATTATTTTTAGTGCCTCGTTTTCTTCGGAACCTATTAAAAGATGTGATCCTGTAAACGTGATAATAGCATTGGTTTTCATACAATTAGTTTGTTTGAGGTTTTTTAGCTCGTACCGTCATGGATTCAATTGTTTGTTTGTGCGGATCGGTTTTTGTTTTGCTTTGATGAGCTATTAAGGCTGCGAGCTTGTCACGTAGCTGTACTGGAGTGGTTATGGTTGGCGCGTAAACGTCTCCAGACACGCTTACGGCATAGTCTATGGCTGCTATGACCTTTTGGATGCCGTAACGCTTTATAAGCGATTCTGCGGCCTTGCGTTGGGTTAGGTTTCCGAATTGTATTTGGGGGTTGAGGGTATCGTAAAATCTCTTAAAGACTTGATTGACTTCATCGCCGCCAGCGAGAGCTGGCAGTTCAGTATTCTTTACATTCTTATCATTCTTTACATTCTTATTTATAGTGTGGCTTTCGTTTCCCCTCCGTTTCCCCTCTGTGTAGGTTTCCGTGTGGCTTTTGTAATTTTCTAGTGTTTGATATTTATCGTAGTTAAGCAAAGAAATGAACATTCCGCGTGTGGTTTTCCGTGTCCCCAACATACCCTGCTCCTTTGCCCATTTTATGAAACTCTCGATTTGATGCTTAGAAGCCTTGGTATATAGCTGAATTTCGTTGTAGGTCAGCAGGACTTCCCCACGTTTGAACTGCTTTTCATCTTTGTAGTTAGCTAACTGGACGAGACAGAACCAAATCTTGAACCACTTATCAGGCTTCCAAAAGAACACGTCACTCTCGAGAGTCTTCCTAGACCATATAGACGCGCCAGCAAGTTCGCGCATATTATTTTTTGGCCTCTGGAATCCAGGCGATATCTCCCTTAATCATCACTCCTCCATGCTGTAAAAGATTCTTTTTTAGTTTCTTACCTACTTGGCTCGTGGAATCATGCCTACCAGGTATGTGGGGTGCGTCTGTTAAGTTCACTTTCTCCCCGACCAAGAGCAAGCGGATGAAAAAAGCTCGCCGTGAATCCATTGGTAGAAAGTCCAACTGCTTACCTAAATCCTGCCAAACAAACTTCATGTTTTTAGACATAAAAAACCGGTAATGTTCCAGCCGTGAAGCCCCACACTAGGTGGCGCGGCCCGAACGCTAACGGTTTTTTAAAGTCATGGGCTTACATGACAAGCAAAAACACAATAGCACGTATTTCATCCATTTGCAAGGGGATGGTTTGACATACTATTTAACAGGTGGTAGCATGGCCTTGGCTTAAAATGTCAACCTATGAATCATATTGAAATTGCTAAAGCTCAAGCCCGCGAATGGGGTCGTATTGGAGGCATGCAACGCAAGCAATCAATGAAAAATGGTGGCTATTCAAAGATTGGAAAAGCAGGAGCAGAGAAGCGATGGGGTAAGAAACAGGTTGTGGATAAAGATGCCTTGACTTAATAGCAGGGGGGTGCTAAAGTATATCCATGAGCCTAACAGCTCACTGACGGACAACCCCTCGTACCTACGACCCGGTAATAACTGGCTCTTGCGTACGAGGGTGAAGAACCACTAATAACCCACATTATGATCTACCGATACTCTGACTGGAAAGCCCGTGAAGAAGGAAAAAAGATCACGTTTCATCTGCTCTGTGTCGTCGTAGGAATCATTGGTTACGTCATGCTCGCTCATTATCTAGGCATGTGAAAAAGAAACACACCGCCAAGCCATGTCCTCTGTGTGGAGGGAAACGGTACTGTAAGCCAGTGAGTATAAAGATGATCACCAATAGTCTGTTTGAACATGAGATGGTAACTACCTGGCGCGAAGTGTGTAAAAAGTGTTCACCAATATGAAACCTATTATTTGTGAGTTCTGTGATGAACCGCTTGATTATTGCACCTGTGAATTGCCGGAAGACGAGCCGGACCGAGACCTTTACGACGATAAGTGATTTTATTCATTAACAGATCCTATGGAAAATACAAAAGCTATCGCAGTGAAGCAACCATGGACGAAAGAACAAATGGCTCTTATCACACGCACGGTCGCCAAAGGTGCAACGCAGGATGAACTTGGCTTGTTCTTCAACATCGCTAAGCGTTCAGGACTGGACGTCTTCACCAAACAAATTCATTTCGTGAAACGCAAGGTTTGGAACAAGGACACACAGCAGAGTGAAGAAGTCGGAACGATTCAAACGGGCATTGACGGCTACCGTTCCATCGCTGAACGCTCTGGGACGCTCGCAGGCATTGATGACGTTTTGTACGACACGGAAACCGATGAACACCCGAACAAGGCCAGCGTGACCGTGTATCGGTTGATTGGTGGCACTCGCGTTGCGTTCACCGCCTCTGCGCGCTGGACGGAATACGCCGCCATTCATCCAAAATCAAAAGAAGTCATGGGCCAATGGAAAAAGATGCCGTATCTCATGCTCGGCAAGTGCGCCGAGGCTCTGGCTCTTCGCAAGGCGTTCCCCAACGACCTTTCAGGCTTGTACACCCAAGAAGAAATGGATCAGGCACAGGAACCGATCGTGGACGCTACACCGCCGACCGTTGCCGCGAAGAAAGTCAAGGCAGAAAAGCTGATGGAACGTCAACCCGTGACCGAAAGCATGACGGAGGAGACACCGATCACCGCCGAAGAGGTGGCCGAGCTTGATGCTGAAGCAGCCCAACAATCCTAGTATGCCAAAAGAAACAGACATCATCAGTCAGGCATATCACGGAGCCTACGAAATACGATTTTCTCCAGGCGCGCACCGCTATTGGGTTCGCAAGACGGGCGACGAGAAGTGGGAAAGCATTTCAGGCGTCACGACCATTCTGAACAAAGTCATCCCCAAGAACCTTGTTCAGTGGGCCGCAGATCAGGCCGTGGCTTCGCTTACGCCGCATTTGGGACAGGAGTTGACACAAACCATGCTGGAGGACGCCAGGAACGCTCACCGAGTCACTAAAGAGGAAGCGGGTGGCATTGGCAAGGCCGTCCACGCTTGGGTGGAACGATTCTGCCTCGGAAAAGGCAAACCCATCCCGCTGCCTGACGACGAAAAGGAATTGAACGGCGTCACGGGTTTTCTCAACTGGTGGAACAAGACGGGTGCGGAGATCATCGAAAGCGAGCGGTTCGTGTACCAACCAGAAAAGCACTACATCGGAACGATGGATGCCTATGTCAAAATCAAAGACAAGTTCTACGTCGCGGATTGGAAAACGGGCAAAAACTTCTACGCCGACCATTTGCTTCAAGTGGCTGGGTACAGTTCAGCTTTTCGAATGGAAACAGGGAACCAAATCGACGGCATCATCGTCGCGAAGTTCAATAAAGAGGACGGCACGTTCGAAGAAAAGATCATCGAAAACATTACGCCGCTCGAACAAGCGTTCGACCGCGCGCTGAGGTTCTCGCGTGATTTGGATGATGCCGTAAAATTGGTTAAATGATATGCCCAAACAACTTCCTTCCAACCGCGTGAAAGAAATAACAATGGAAAAAGGTTGCACGACTCAAGAAGCCATCCTCGCCTACCTCGACGAACGCGAAACTGAAGAGAAGCGTGTCGAAGATGCTACGATGAAATACAACATTGAACTGGCTAAGATGCACAAGTTCTACAACTCAAATAAAGCAACCCCTGTTACGCCATCTAAGGACGAAGGTAACAAGAATATTTGCCTGCCTGAAACCAAATGTAATTTGTGCGGCATGATGGGAAATCCACCGTGGTATCACCAATGTCCTGGTCTGTTCAACCAATCACACTGGGGGACTGACCATCCCCAACTTGTCGGTCTTGCTAAAGAGATTGAAAAGATGACGGAAGAAGCAAAGCCCTGTCGCCCAAGTAGAGTAGCGGCACCGTCAGAAGTCAATGAAAAAGCCAGCCTTGTTGAAAAACTCTTTGCCCGAAAGTGTGAGGCAAAATATAGAGATTTGGTGTCTAATTCTTCAACTATGACTTGTGGAAAATCACTTCCTTGTCCCGACCATCCCCCTCAACCAAAACCACGCTGGAGACCGAGCCTTGGAGAAACAAGTTATTCCATAGATTGGGATGGCGAAATTGTGAAAGACGGCGCATGGGAAGATTTGGAATATGAAAACGCGCGTTGGGCTTTTGGCAATTGCTTCCCGTCCCGTGAGAAAGCAGAGGCTGCCGCGCAAGCTATCAAGGAGCTGCTAATGAAAATACAAGGAGAATAATAATATGGGACACTGGGAAAGAGAAATTGGATACAGATGTTCTGATGATTGTAAACAGTCTGGCTGTCCAGGACATACAATGAAAGTGGAAATCTTTACCGTAACCGATTCTTTAAAGGTTACTCCAGATATTAAAGACGGAACCGATTTCTTTTACTTGGATACGAATCGTTTTGAAACTCTTAAAAAAGTTCTAAAAGAATGGGATTATAGTGGTTTCAATTTCTAACCCCTTTGGCCGCCATCCTAACGAATCCTGAATATGACTATCGAGACCGCTTGGAACGAAATAGCAATAGGAATGAAGCAAGATGAGCCTCAAGCAAACTTTGATTTGTTCCAATCCATCCTCCAACGCTTCGCCCTGGAGTTCGTGGAGGCGAGTGTCGGTGTGAAGCAGAAATGTACGCATCAAGACCCACAGTTTTGCAAGGACGTGAAGTGTCCGAAGATTCAGTGGAACGCTTGTCGTGAGCAAACCTTGGAGGCGGCACGTAAGATACTTGGCTTATGAACTGCCCACAATGCTCCAAATACATTAGCGACTGGCGATGGTGGCCGTTCTATGTGGGGTTCGTGCTTGGCCTTTAACTGGGAACGAAATAAATATGAGCCAAATCATTCATGGAGATTGCTTGGACTTTATTCCAACTCTCTGTGATGAGATTGATAGGCTCAACGCCCTCCTCTCCCAATATCGTGCCTTCAAAGAGGCGGTGGAGAAAGGTTTTATGAATCAGAAGGAAGGCAACGAATCGTTTGAAGACTTCAAGAAGCGTCGCGACGCCGCCCTGCTCTTAGCCCCTAAAGACGAATAGGTATGCTCAAATTCATTGACGAGCTTGCTGACGTATCCGATGCTGATATTGAGGTGATTGAGAAAATGTTACTACGGACGAAGATTGAAAACCACATGGTTTGGATTCATGGAGTGACAAAGAAATCTCCCCTCGCTCTTAGTCCTAAAGACGAAATGGTATGCACAAACCAAAAACCGTAACGTATTACTGCTACTGCCAAGAGTGCATGGACGAATGCCGCTTCACCTTGCAGGGTGCTGAACAAACGCCGCCAGCTCGACCTACCAAATCCGCCAGCCCGACCGTACAAGGTCGCTAACCATCCCTGGTATGAACACCTACTGCCAAAAGCACGCTAAACAGAAAATCTATCTCACCTGTTTGTGTGCTGTTGAGCATGGGTGTCCAGTTTGTAAACATGAAATACCTGATATGCCACCTATTAACGAATTGATCGAGAAGTTGAAGGGATTGGAAACGAGGGCTACGAAAGGGCCGTGGAATGGATTTGGAGACATCCTTGAGTTCGTGATGGCCCTCCGCAACGCCTTTCACCAGCTAGTAAGTGAGATTGAACGGTTGCAGGCGATGTGTTTCAAACAGGCGGTTGTTCTTGGCGAAATGCAAACCCAACTAAAGCAAGCCGAAGCTCTAAGATGTCCACATACGATTGGATGATATGCCTTGCAACCATGATGAAGTAAACCTAATCCGTTCTGGTGGTGGT